TCCTAGCCCAGCCTGCTTGAGGGTTTGGATCGCCTGAATGATGAGGTTCATGCTGTCGGCTTGATTGCCGGGTCCGGGCGCCGAGACTTGCGCGCCCATTTTCTGGCGGGCGAAGGCTGCGAGGTCGCCGCCGGGTTGCATTGGCGCCCTGTCGCCGGGCGGTTGGCCGGGAGGTCCGCCTTGACCGGGCGGAGCGCCGCCGCTGGGGTCTTGCCCCATTTCGGGATCGTCGTCGGTTACGTCAGCCATCGGTTTCTTTTTTGATCTTGGCCCCCGCAACCCCGGCGAGCCGCCACAGCCCGCCGGGGCCGATTACCGAACACGTTCCCTTAGTTTCCAAGCCGCGAGCCCGCGTCGGATGCGGCGGAAACTAAGCCTTCAATGCTTGGTCTGTCCAGCTTTGCCCCCGGCGAGCCGCCTCGAACCGCCGCCGATGCCGAGAACGCCCTTCATCAGCTCCTCGGTCTTGTCCTCCTTCGCCTGCGCCGCTTGGGCCTTCTGCCGCTGTTTCAAGCGCGACAAAAGCAGCTCGGCGCCGGGCGGGTGGAGCATGTGGATCAAATCTTCGCTGTCGATCGCACCCGCTCGAGCGAGCGCAATAGCCACTTGGCGATTGTCCTCCGCGAAGGCGGGTGACGCCGAGTGGCTGTCCACTTGGACTTGGAAATTTTCGGGGAGCTGAGAAAGGAGAAATTCGATTTTGGTGTCGGCTGTGGTGTAGATGAGGGCGTCCATGGCTTGCATGATGCGGAGCGCCAGCCACCCACAATCCGCGAGCTGCCGTTCGAGCGTGGCGGCTTGCTTGATGAGGTGGGGGGACGAAGTTCGCACCAGAGTTTGAGCGTGGACGCCAGCGCGGACGCCCGGCTCTCCTGATCCCGACATGATCGGGCTAAAGCCGCTTGCTTCATCAAACAGTTTGAAAATAAATTCGAGTTCTTCCAAATAGTTTTCCGGCGGCGGGTCCAGTAGTTTCGTCGCTTTTGCGTTAGGGTTTGGATCGTTAATGAAACCTCCCTCGTTGACAATCTTAAAGTATTGCTCCTCGGTGACGGAGGAGAAGCCTGAGAAAACTTGTGGGGCATTGACGTTCCTATCCCACATCACTTTGATGTCGCGCATCCGCTTGTTCAGCATGTCCTGCAACATTTGCACGGACGCGATGATCGAGCGGCCCCAGAAATAGCCCGGCGTCGGGACGCCCTGCACCTTGACGAAGCTCGATTTGCCGGGGACGCGCGACAGGTTGCGGCGCGTCTCGTGGCCTTCGATGATGATCGGGTCTGAGCCATAGATGATTTGAACCGTCGTCCAATCCTCGTCGCGGTCGCGGTCCTTGATCCAGATTTCGCAGTGCTTGACGGTCGGCGCGAAGGCTCGCTGCGGACGCCATGGCGTGGGAACGGGAAAGACGTTGACGATACCGGCTGCGGACGACGGTGCGTCGCCAACGTCTCCCAACGGTTGCAGGCCGCCTACAACCATTTGGTGAAAATAGGTCGGCTCCTCCTCGTCCCGGTTCGGGCCGGGCTGGTCGTCGAGCTGGCTCATGATTTCCTCGTAGCGAGGATGTTCCAAGAGCATCGTGCGCAGCCGCGACTTGGTCGGATAGCTGACGTGGCAGAACGCCTCTTGCTCGTCGAGGTTGAGCGTCGTCTCGGATAGCACGCCAAAATTCTGCGGATGCACGGGCGCGGTCTTGAACGTCCCGCTGTCGCCGTCGGGCAGCACCTTGAGGATTTGGCATCCGTTGACGAGCGACCACACGACGGCTTCGGCGAAGGTGATGTCGGCGTCGGTCTGGCGGAAGTCGGAGCTCAATTTTTCGGCGACGAGCTGCGATCGTTCGAGGACGCTGTCATCCTCGCCGCTGTCGTAGACGAGCTGGAAGCGCACATCGGTCGGCTGCATGAGGAAACCGGCGAGCTTATCGACGAAAGGCCCGGTTTTGTTGTAAAGCGCGGCCCTATTGTCCGTCGAGCCCATGTAATAGTATTGAGCGGCGCGGGTGTAGATCATCCCCCGCTCCTCTGACGACGCCATACACTCGTCGATGATTTCCTTGATCCACCGCTTGAGGTCGTCCGAGTTTTTGGGAATTTTGAGGGCCATGGGCTACCCTGTTTTCTTCACGTTGCGACCGCGCCAATCTCGTTCTCGCGTTAGCCACCATGCCGTTCCGTGCCGCACCATGTCTAGTTTGTTGCTTGAAAACGTACCATAGCGTAAATTACCTAAGCGGCGATTGTTGATGTCTCCATCGTTGTGACATACTTCATGTCCTTCCGGACGTGGGCCGAAGAACGCTAAGGCTAATAGCATGTGGATAAGTGCAGTTCTTCGATGTCCAACTGAGACAGCGGGATAACCGGCCGCGCCTTTCTGGATTTTTAGTATCTGCCCTTTGTAAAAATGGCGTGCGCCAGTTTTCTTATAGACAATCCAGCGATCAACTGACCGGATGCGGCCCTCATCCGATGCTTCATAGTTATCATAGCCCGGGATTGGCTTCCAGATTTCCACGGTAATCTTCACCAAACTTTAATAGCCCGCCTCTTGCTGGCGGCAATTAGATCGGGTTGCGCCCCGCTGGCAAGGTTGGCCTTGAGCAGATCGAGGCCGTCGAAGCCGCCCGCCTCGCGCCGGGTCTGCTTGCCGATCGCCACGGCTTGCTGGATCAATTCGCTTGCGCCCTGCCACGAGCTGCCGACGCTGGCGGCGGTTTGATCCTTGTAGCGGACCTTGGGCGTGCCGCCCTGCCGGCTGTCGAATTTGATGTCCGCGACGCCGTAATCGTTGGCGATGATGTCCTCGGTGAGCGCCCTCGCCTTGGCTCCGCGCGAGCCGCCGATCCGGGGCGGCAGGAACTCCTGCCGCGTTTCTGCGGCGTCGCACATGTCGCAGGACGGCGGCGGCGCATCCCACTGGTCGGCCGCGAGCGTGACTTCCATCCGGTGGCTGCACTCGGGACACATGTAGGTCCGCTGGATCGGCATTTTAGACGTAGCCCATGAGCCAAAGGATGAGGAAGATCACGAGGATCACGCCGACGATGCCCAGCCCGCCGTTGCCGTAGCCATAGCCGTATTGCCAGTTTGGATTGAAGCGAGGCCCGGCGAACCCCCCGAACAAAATCAGGATCAGGAGGATGACGATGACGATGCCAAGCGGACTTCTCATGGACGGCGGCCGATCCCGACAGGCGGCGCTTTCATGCGCTCAAGCAGCAAGTCGAGGATTTCGCGCAACTCGGTGACATACTCGCCGCCGCTTAGGTCAGCGACCCGCTCCTCAAGCGTGCGCGGTTCACGCGTTTTGGCGGCGTCGTCATCCTCGGGCGGATCGGGCTCGGGCTCGGGCTTTGGTTTCGGCTTCGGTTGCGTCGCCATTAAAAGACCTCCGCTTTTTGCGCTGCCACCTGAACAGCTTCGTCTCTGGTCGGGAAATAGCCGTGGAATTTGCCGCGTAGCCGAACACGCCACTTGCCCTTATGCAAGCCGACGCCATTCGCGCCGCTCGTGTTGTTCCGGCTAAGGCTGCGATTGTTGCAGTTTTGCAGTCGCGTCGCGGGTCGAAAGTTGGTCCATCGGTTGTCGAGCTTCGTTCGGTTGCGATGATCGACTTCGTTCTCGGGCCATTCGCCCGTCATGTAAAACCACGCGAGCTGTTGTGCGAGGTAGCTGCGACCGTCGATCTTGATACGGAGGTAGCCCCGCGAGATGGTGCCGCACTTGCGTCGCCAGCCATGGCGCTTGAGCGAACGAAATTCGCCCGTCTCGGGATCGTAGTGCAGCACTTCGTGAAGGCGCGAGAGTGTCAACATCAAAACACTTCCTTCCGCCGTCCTGCCCGAGCGTTGATCGAGCGGATGTGTTCCGAGAACGCGAACGATAGCACCGTCCCGGCGTTGGCGGGAGGCGGCTCCCCCTTGACCGAGTCCCATGTCATGTTGCGGGCTATCAGGTTCGGCCGCTGAAACTCGATCCACGTGTGGTGCGACAGCGTGGTCGCAGAAACGAGATCGTCGTTCTCCCCGGTGTCAGGCCCCGCGCCTAACCAGCCGTCATCTTCGACGATCGCCTGCAACTCTTTGACCAGCCGGATCGAGCGCAGCTCAATCGCGCGCAGCATGAGGCTGTCGCGCAGCTCGCTGTAAATCCACGCCTTGTTGTCCTGATTTGCTTTCCAGTTGATGACGTTGCCGACGCCGCCCATGGTGTCGGCGCGCTTGTAGAGAAACCAGCGCACGGCCCCGACCATGTTGAGGATGCTGTCGGCTTCATTGGAGGCTTGGATGATGCCGCGCTGCGCGAGCTGGCGAAGGTTGCGCACTTCGGGCAGGACGGCGGCGCCGACGCCTGAGACTTCGATGTTCGCCATGTGGTTTTTGTACGCGCCGCACAGATGCGACAAGACCCACGCGAATTGATAGGTCAGCGGCTTGTTCGATTGGAACTCGGCGACTTGGACGAGCCGATCGGCG